TTGTGCTCATCGAACCAGTAGTCGTTCACGCTCTGCACATTCAGGATCACCGTCGGTCCGCATATCCGATAGATCGGCGTCGAGTAAGCGCTCGCCCATCGCGTAGGCGTTACTGCGTTCTGGAATGGAATCTGGAGGTCGGGTTGCCTCGACTCACCCGGGTTGTAGACCAGTTCCCGCACCCCGCCCAAGAGATCGATGAAGTAGGGTCCGCTCGGCGCGGCAAAGTACAACCCCGCCGGGCACTGCTGGATCGAACGCGGAGAAGGCGTCCCGATTTGCAGCGAGAGAAAGTTCAAGCTCAGATTCGCGGTGGCGAAGTCACCCACCGCCTGCCATATCTGGGTCTTCTTGAAGATAGTGATCGACTGCACCACCCCGCCCCCGGTCGTCTGGTTGGGCAGGCCCGAAAGCGCATTGATCGGCTGCGAGTCGCCGATGGTCAACACCTGATTGGCATTAGTGCGGGTGAGCGGGTTGGTCAGAATGTCGGTGAACACCGCCGCATTGCCGCATGCAAACCACGCCCGGTTGTTGAAGTTCACTACCGCCACCGGGACGGATGGAAGAGCGTTGGTCGCTACGTTCTCGTCCCGCCACGCTGGGGCGGCAGGGTTGGTGATGTCGATGATGCCGTAGAAGTTCGCTCCCGCGCCGTTGAATCCGGGATGGGTGATGACAACCATTGTTCCCACCACGGCAAGAGTGGGTGGCGTCCAGTCTCCGGTGGTGGCCGGACTGGTAGGAGTGTTTCCAGCAGTGACTCCGCTGATGGTGATGAAGGTATTGTTGGCCGACTCATAGCAGAAGGGTTCGTCGTGTCCCGCATTCCTCGTGGTGGCGATCATGCCGTAAATGCGCGTGCCCACCTCGGCGTGAATGGAAATGAAGGTTGGGTTGGAGAACCCGCCCGCCACGAAGTCGGCGAGCTTCAGTACCCCCGGGATGTCTACGACAAAATCGCGATTGACCTGATCGAAGATCAGGTTCGCGAGTTGGGTGCAAGAACCCGGAAAAGCATCCGAAGAATCGAACGCATCGGTAAGCCCTGCGGGCGTGAAACGCATCGGCGCAGAGTTCTTGATCGCCATTTCACGGGAACGGATAGGACTTCGTGGGCTTCACCCCGCCGATGAAATGGAAGGCACGGGGATCGAGCTTGATCTGGTGGACCACGCTCTGCTCGTCACCTTCCATGATGAGGAAGGGATGCAGGAACTTCTCGGCTTCCGCCAGCCACTCGGCCTTGCGGTCATCCCCCGTGATGTCGGCCATCTCCGCAGCAGTGCGCGTGATGAGATACATGTCGTGCGGGAACCACGGGAAGTTGGCCGAGAGTTCCGGGGTCACATAATCGGGCTGGTTCTTCATGTAGCGCATGGTGAGAACCAGTTGGCCCGAGGACTGGGGGAAGATGAAAATCTGTCCCGCGCTCGTCTGCACGCCCACCCCGACCGGGCCGGGATTCCAGACCTGAACCAAGGTGGATAGGTCGCTCGCCCAGAAGTAGGGGTAGTTCGACATCGACGGGTCCTTGAACTCCGCGTCGTACTGCTCCATCGAGAGCGGCTTCAGGAATTGCGGCATGCCCTGCGAGGTGCCGCCCCCGGATACCGGCAGCGGATAGAAGAGGTCGTACATCCGCAGGTAGTCCCCGGGGAGCGCGAAGGGACCGTTGGTTCCTGCGCTAACCGTGAGCGTGGTCTGCACACGGTTCATCTTCAGGTTGCGGACGAGCTTTAGGTCAGTCAGTACGCTCGACAGGAGTGCCCCGGCGGTCGGGGTCATCCCCGAGCCGAAGGCTACGCCGCCGCCCTTGGCTTTCTGGCTGGCGTATAGGCATATCTGCTGAAGCGAGAGCATCGCTCACTGGACTGAGGCGGCGGCCTTCTTCCCGTTCAATTGCTTGGCAAGGCGCTTGTTGTTTTCCTCGATCTGGGCCTTGCGCTCGCGTATCGTCTGCTTCAGGAAGTTGCGATTGACATCGAAGTCGTCGAGCCACTTCTGTTCCATCGAGGCGATCTGCTTGCCATCGGGAAGACGCTCCTGCTTGGCCTTGATGCTGTCGTACTGGTCCAGCATCCTCTTCAACTCCATCTCGTTGCCCTTGAGCTTGCCTTCTTGGTCCTCGGTGTTGGCCCGGATCATCTGGTGATCGATGGCTTCCTGCATCTCGTTCATGTGCCGGATCACGTCAGAGACACCTTCGCCATCGATGATGTAGTGGGACACCTGAACGGTGCGTCCCGCGATTTGCAGCGAGATGGTGAAGGAGCCTTTCAGCACGCCCCGGTTGACCGGCTCGTCCATCAGAACCGCCCGGTTTGAATCGCCCTAGCGTTACGCGCCAGCCAGCCCGCGTCACGCCGGTAAAAGTTCTCGTCCCCGGGGTGGATGCTCTTGTCGTGCGCGTGGCAGCGATACACAAGGTCCTTGACCGTGGAGAGCGTGCGGGCATCGAACTCGTAGGTCGCCCCGTGGTAGTAGTTGGTGCCGTTGATCGAGATGTGCGTGTCGCCGCACGGCGGCAGGTCGATCTTGTAGAAGTAGGTCGGGCACTCTTCGGTCTTCCACACCGGCTCGCGGATCGCAGTGCCATTCTCTCGCCAGCCGGTGACCTTGTAGCGCTCGAACACGCGAAGCTTCACCGTGTCCCCGGTCGGCGATTCGGTCGGCGCGGTGCCGGAAGCTCCTTGACGCTGCACCGCTTCGAGCGCCAGCACGCGGGCTTCCGAGGTCTTGGCCCGGGAAAGCGCTGCATCGCGCTCGGCCTCGATCTGGGCCAGCCGCGCCAGAAGATCACGGTCGGGCTGATCCTTGGCGCTCGGAGCAGAGACAAGCTGCGAGAAGGTTTCGCTCACCGGCTCGTTGGGGTTCACTTTCTTCTTGCGCGTCATGGTCTACCTCACTTAAAAGAAAACGGCCCCGTGTCATGGGGCCAATCGCTCACGGCGGAGTGAGAGAAGGGGCTTGGAAGGAAAGGAGTAAAAACTTCCAAGAGGTCCCCGTTAAAACCTGTTAGCTCAGGTCAGCCGCCGTTCCCAAGTTGTAGCCCGGGACGAAGGCGCTTGAGGATTCGTTCCTCGCAATGAACGCTTGGTTCAGGATGATCGAGCCGTAGAAGATTTTCCACGACACGACGCGGGTTTGATTCAGCCGGTCCGACTTGTCCGCGCCCGTGAGGTAGAAAAATTCCGGGTTCTCCAGCAGGACTTGGCCGTAGCTGTGATTACCGATGAAAATGGTCGGGAAGACCGAAACCCCGTTTGCAGGCGCGGCAGGCGGAGTTTGTGCGACACCGATGCCGGTGATCGTCACCACGGCTCCCGACGGAAGCTGTGTTGCCTGTCCGGCGAGCGGACCCGTGGCTGGGCCGAGCGTGGAGAGGCCAAGGTTGGTCGGCGTGCTGGACGTGCCGATGTAGACGTTGAAGACATACCCGGGCTTGGTCGGGATCGTCACCTGCACCGCGCCGGTCGGACCCGTGACCGAGATCGAGGTCGATACGGCATAGATTTGCTGCTCGACCGAGGTCAGGACCGGAGAACCCGTCACGATGATGAAGTACGAGCCGGTGGCGAGCGTTCCGCCCGCGCCGAGCGCGGTGCCATTCACCTGCGCGTTGCCCACCCAGTAGGGCATCATGTTGGTTTCGACGTAGCGCACCCCGCCGAACGGACCAAGCTCGTTGTTGTAGAGCCTGTTCACGTCGCTGTAGGCCCACGCGGTGTTCACCTGCGCGTTCTCGCGCATGTCCTGCGCCGAGAAGGGGCTGATGAGCGCAACGTAGTGCTGCATGATGGCCGGGGACTTCGATGGATCGCGATAGCTCCCCGCCTCGATCATCATGTCCTCGCGCTCGTCGCCGTTGAAGCGCGGCACGCCGTAGTTGAGCATGCTGGCGACGATGCGGTTGCCCTCGTGCGGACTCATCACGTCGGTGGCGAGCAGCGCATTGCGGTTGGCGCGGCTGTTGGTGAAGTTGACTTGGTTCGCGCTGACCAGCGTGTTGAGCGTGTTGCGCTCAAGGGTTTCCGGCATCTGAATCGACACCAGTTGGATCGCCTGCTGGAATATCGGATGCTTGATCGTCAGGTTGGCGACGTCGGTCACGATGACGGAGTCACCCCATTGCTGCGCGGTGGCGGTGACCTGCACCAGCTGGACCGGCTCGCCGGGAGGGGCCACTCCTTCCTGCAACGGAGCGAAGGGGAGCGGCAGGCGCTCAAAACGGGTCGCCGTGTAGGTCACGCCCCGATTGGTGTCGAGGTGCAGCGGCTTGCCGAACTGGTAGGCAACAAGCTGCCGCCGCGCCAGCGGTTCCACTTCCTCTTGGATGTAGGCCTCGACGTCGGCCTGAAACCCGGTCGAGGTCGAAGTGTTCACCACCCCCAGAGAGAAGAGGCTGGCGAGGAAAAGACGCAGTGCACTCATGTGTCGCTCCCGATTAGATGCGCTTGAAGCTTCCGTCGTTGTTCATCAGCCGTTTTTCAGCCGAATTGGTCCTTGCGTTGCGTCCCTTCGCGGCCACGTCCGAACGGGCGGCAACCGGCGAACGGCCCCGGTCGATCCGGGTCACGTTCGCAGGCAACTCCGCAGGTTTTGCAGCCTTCGCCTTGGTCTTGATCTTGCCCTCGCGGATGTCCTTGCCGATCAGGTAATCGAGCATGGTGATGCGCGGGACCGAAGAACCGCCACGGCGCAGCTTTCCGAGTTCCTCTTCCACCCGGTCCTTGTAAGCCGCGTAGAGCTTGGGCTTGGTAACCGATAGCTCGCGAAACTCCGCCTTGTCGTTCAATTCGGCAGCTTGATAGAGCGCGTAGCTCGCCTTCTGGTCCGAGGCCCTGAGCGTCCGTGAGGTTTTCTGTGCCCACTCGATGTCGGCAAGCTCACGCTCCGAAGCACCCCGGGCGCGTGCCTCGGCCAACTCGCGAGCATCGGCCTCCGCATACGGATCAGATGGGATCGGAGTGGCACGGGCTTCGAGCGCTCGACGCGCAGCCGCATCCGCTGCCTCTTCAAGTTCACGGCGGCGCTCCCTCGCGGCCTTGGCTTCGGGCGATTCGGAGAGCGCCTGCGGCGCACTGGCCCGGGCGATAAGCGAATCGATGTCGTTGTCGTCATCCGGGTCCGGGTCCGGCGCAGGATCGGGCGCGGGATCAGGCGATGGCGTCTGCTCTGCCGGGTCGGTCGCGAGCGCGTTGGGATCGACGGTGGCGTCCGGGTCCACGCCAAGGATGAAAAAAGCGGCAAGAATCCGGCGTAGAAGCGCGGGAATCATGTGGTTCTAGTCCCGAAGTTCTGGAAGGTGATGGTGCCGTTGGCGTTCACGGTCACCAGAAACTCCCGAATGGTGTTGGTCGCAATGGTGGCCGTGCCGGTCACCGTGGTATTCGCATCTCCCGCCACCAGAGTTGCAGTCTGGCCCGAGCCGTTGTTGAAGACGTGGAACGGCTCGCAGTAGGACCCATCGGTCTGCACCGTCGGACCCATCGCGCCAAGAAGCGCGGCGGTGGTGGGCAGCGTGATGTTGAAGGCTCCCGAAGCCGCCGTGATGTTGAGGACACCTTGGTTGAACTGCGCCCCGGTCACGGTAAAACCAGACCCAGCGTTGATCGGCGAGGTGAGCGCGAGAGAATAGTTGTTGACGTTCGCCAAGAGGCGCGTCAAGCCGAACACCGCCGAATTGTCCGGCACCATCCCGGGCGGGACCGGGCAGATGACGGGAAGATCGAACAAGTGCCTCATGTCGGCCCCCGGTTCAGGTCACCATCACGCCTGCGGCCATGCCCATCATCCCGGTCACCGTGATGAGCGGGGAATACAGCCCTTGCTGTCCGACGATTCCGGTTCCGGTCTGTCCGGGAAGCAGCGTCAGCCCCGTGGTGTACGAAGAGGTGGGAATGGTGGCAACGCCGGTTCCTACCGTGGCGGCGGTCGCCGTCCACACCGTTCCCGGTGGGGTTGCGATGACAATCGAGGTGGCAGAGTTGACCTTCACGATGGGGTAGTACCCGCTGGGGAGCGTCCCGGCGGTCACGTTCAGGAACATGGCGCTGCCCACAGCGGGCGAGATGGCGTTGGTGCCGAGCGCTACAGTGAAAGCGTTGGTGGAGCCAACCTGCGTGATCGAGGTGAAGGTCGTTCCGGCGGTGAACAGAGAGTTCACCTGCGTTGCAAGCTGGGTGATCGCGACTTGGTATTCGCGGAAGCCGCCCGTAGTCACCGTGGTCGTGCCAGCCAGCGTAACCGCCGTGTCAGAGAGCGTGGGCGCTGCAACCGTGGTCGCGGCGGTGCCTACGATGGTGAAGTAGAAGACCTGTCCCAGATACGGGAAAGGAATCTGGTTGACGATGTTGTAGGCATAATCCAGCGTCACCGTGCAGGCCGCGCCCGTGGTGAGCTTCTGGTACAGGTTGTAGAGGTTGGTGAGCGTGGTGGACGCCGCCGAGACAGTGGAAAAGTTTGCCGCCCGCGACTGGCTCACGTTGAGCGCATTCAATGCTCCGAGCATGACGGAGAACGCCGCAAGATCGGGAATCGCGCCATCAAACACAAAACCGCCCGCAGGCGGTCCTTGGTTCAGCAATACCGTGGAAGGGGTCTGTCCAATCACCGGGAGATCGAAGTAGGGCCTGACCCGATGCGTGAGGTTGGAAAGTTGACGGAGCGCATTGCGGTTCATCTTTCAAGCTCCCTAGTTAGCGTGTGCTCACTTCGCGCAATACAGTAAACGAGGTTATTTGGGAATGTCAAATTCTGGCTTGTTGGTTATTTACCCAACCCGCCGGAAGTTCATCGAACCATAGGCGGAGATCGTGCCGACGGAGAAAGTCGCCTGCGCGACAAGAAACAACTGTGTCGTGGATGCGATTCGCAGACTGGAAAAGAAAGCCCGGGTGATAAGCCCGGTCAGCGTCGTGGTGGGAATCGACTCGTTCACCAGCGCGTCGGGGCCAATCCCGCC